TACTGATTATAACGTAGAATTTTCTAAAGTAGCGAGCATTGCCCTAGATGAAGGTATCGAGAGACTTGACGAAATTCAAGAATTTCAAGAGACTTTCAACTTAGATATTGATGACGCTATCGAAGAAATTGACACTTACGAAAATGTATGTCAAGAGTTAAGATACTTTGATAGTCCAGTAGATGAGATTATCGAAGCATTTATTAACTTATTCTCTATTAACGACTTATGCCACCTAGAAGAGTCTTATAGAGGTAGATGGGAGTCAGGTGGCGAGTTTACCGAGGAATTAGTTAGAGATTGCGGTTACATACCTACATCTTTACCAACTTGGATAGACTCAGCGATCGACTTCCAAAAAATGTGGGATAACGCTCTATCTTACGATTATGCCGAGTGGGATAATCACATTTTTGACAATTTCTAAGTAAAAAAGGGTTTTAATTAAATACCTATATAAAAGGACTCTAACACAGTCCTTTTTTTATTATCCTTTAAAAATGATGACTATTTACACATTTAAAAAAGTAGATGCGGAGACTTATATAGATGATAGCGGAAGCATCTATAAACCTTTACCACTATATGAAGATTATTACATTAAGGAGAATGGCGAGGTCTATTCTACTAAGTGGGGAAAGTGGAAAAAACTTAGGACTCATATTAATGAAAACGGTTACAAGAGAGTGACTTTAAGACATAACGGTAAGACAGTAGTAAGAAGAATTGCCCGCCTAGTAGCAAGTGCATTTTTAAGTGCGGAAGTAGTAGAAAGTGACCAAACACTAAACCTAGATCATAGGCAAGTGAGACATATAGATGGCAACAAAGTAAACGACCATTTTAAAAACTTGCGGTATAAATGAATGAATTTAGAGATTTTTAAAAAGGTTAAAATAAATATACTTTTCAATTTTATATCTCTAGTTAATTGTAGTCTTAGGAAGTTAGCACGAAACGGATTTTTTTTCAAGAGTTATGTAACGGGATTGTCATAATAACAGCAACTTAACATATATTTGGAATTATTCGCACAATAGGGAATTAATCGCTATAATTAATATATACAAAACGAATTACACTTTTCCCATTATGACTTCTGTAGCAACTTACAACAAAATGAACACTTCTAACTACCTAGAAGGAAATTTTGAAGTTAAAGACTTTTACGGTAAGACTTCACAAAATATTACCCTTACTGAGTTAGAAAAGAATTTCTTAAGTTTCTTTGCTATCGAAGAAATTATTGACGAAGCAACAGATAACCCTATCGGGAGTGAGTACGGTTTTTATTATGGCAACCTAGACCCTAACGAAATCATTACAGACTTTGACGAAATCCACGCATATCTAAATCGTGAGAATGTAGTTTCAAAAAATGTTGTGAAGGGCATTATCGGATCACTAGACAAAAAAAATGTAGTATGGGTAGAAGATAGAAGTCAAGATGGATTTTCAAATTTAATTTGGTTAACCGAGGATTTTCTAACTGCGGTAGCAGATAATCAGCGTTAAGTCTCAGAGATTGCGACAGGTGAGAATGGAAATGAAAACCATTTTCGCCTTGTGCCAATCGGAAAAGTGGCATATTAAAAAATTCTTTTTTGACTAACCTACAAAAGTATAGGGTTTGCTATATTATCGAAAACGCATTTAAGGTACCCTGATATATAAAAAAAATCCCAAAAAAAATTTTACGTATGGACCATTTGCTAAAAAAGTACGAGGATGATTACTCCCCTTGGTTAGGTCGCCCTTGGAAGCAGCAAAGGGGTGGGGGATGTTTCACACTCATCTATGACTATATGAAAGAGACTGGAGTACAGGAGTTCTCTCAGGACTACTCTCTTACAGTCAGGCAGTATAAGATAGAGGATATAGAAAGAGAGGGTTGGAGCATTGTCTTTGAGAAAGAAGAAGGTGACAGTGAGTTTAACCCAGACATTTTGAAAAAGAACGACGTGATATGCTTCTCATTTGGTACTGATAGAATCAAACACGCAGCGATATATCTGGGGGATGGGTTAATACTTCAACACAAGTATGCGTACGTTAGTAACCTAGAGTACATAGAATCCTATATACCATTGATACGCTACATTTTGCGAAAGAATGAGTAAAAGATTTCTAGTTCCTATAGAGGAAGATGATTACGGTGAAATGACTTTCAAGATACCTGATCAGATTGTTGAAGAACTTGCGTTGGCAGTGGGAGATATGTTACAATATGATATTATCGACGAACAATTAATCATCACTAAGGCAGATGTTTAACAAAAAAGAACTCTCTCTAATCTATAGAGCAGTTGAAGACCACCAAAAGAGATTGTCTCAGTATCAGACTGTGACTTATGATGAATGTGAAAGTTTATTAGATAAAATACAACCGAAGATAGACAGATATAACCAAAACTATGTTTGTGACCATTAGAAGGGCATATAGAGGGGTCTGACGATGAGAAACGTTACCCCCGCGTCGTCGTAACTATTCTGAAATTGTGATGAACTTTGAAATTATCGATAACTACCTCCCCCCGAACGAGTTTGAGGAAATCCGAGACTACTTTACGGGACAAGATTTTCCGTGGTATGTAAACAAAGCGAAGGTAATGCACGTTGCCCGAATGGTAGATCCTGAGTTGCAAGCGAAAGAGATATATAACTGGCAAATGGTAAATTACATATATGGAGGAGGACAACCTCTAGGACCTCAGTATGAGAAGGTATTACCTCTAATAAACCGTTTACAACCAAGAGCACTGATACGTATAAAGGCAAACCTAAACCACCATACCGATAAACTACAGGAGTATGACTTCCATACAGACTGTGGTGAGTATGGGTCTAATGAGTTTGATGGTGCTACTACTGCAATATACTATCTGAATGACAATAATGGTTATACATACTTTCAAGACGGTACTAAAGTTGACAGTAAGACTAATCGTTTGCTAAAATTTAAGGTGAATACACCTCACGCAGGTACCAGTTGCACAGACCAAAAGTTCCGTGTAGTATTGAATTTTAATTATTTTTAATGGAAAACCAAGAAGATCTAGTAATACCTCAAGATATAGAGGTACCTGAGTTTAAATCTATAGAAGAGGAGAACGAGTGGAGGTTTGGAATGATAGCAAAGACTGCTACTAACCTTGCCAATCGTACTCAGCAGATAGAAACATTCTTAAGTAGAGGTGCTGATATGATACAGTATAAGATCCCTGGAAATGATAATCATAGTAATTTGCTACAGGTATTTGATACTATTTTTGACAGACTAAATAAAATTGAAGAAACTCTAGCACAAATGGATGCCAGCTAAGATCCTAGAGACAGGTCGTTCTTATATGAACCCTGTTGACTCAGAAGATTATACAAAAGTCTATACTGGAACTAATGTACCACCAGGTTACACTATAACGTTTCAAGGAATAGGTCCTGGCGGGTTTAAGTTTGGTAAGGATCAGGTATTTTACCTAGGAGAACCTACAGCAACGTGTTTAGATAACTGTGACGCAGAAAGAACACCAATATACAGATACTATAGTGGTAAGTTAAGAAACCACTTATACAGTAAGAGCGATATACTAGAAGATAACGTTTACGACTTCCGTAGTTACAATAGAGAACCCCGTCAGAGGAATGCACAGTACTTCTCTCTAATGAAGAGTAGTCAAACTGGTGCTGTCGCACTCTATAGTAACTTTGACTCCGCAGGGAACAACTCATACTTGACTACAGGTAGCGGAGGATTCTTATTAGGGTACATTTGGACATCCGCAGCGAACGCAACAGCATCTGGATTGCTAAAAGGCGGTGAAAGTGCAACTCCTCTGTATGAGTATAAGTTACCTAACGGAGTAAACCGTGGTCCTGACAATTTTTACACCATAAACCCCGTACAAGAGGTAAATTTAGAGATTGGAGTAGCGGGAATACCTGATTGTCAAGACCCTAGACAGCAACAATACGAATTTGTGGGTATAGTTGGTTATATAATGACTTCTGGGGCACCTAGAAGCAAGAAAAAGATCGAAAATCTAGGTAGACCAAAGAATACTGGTGAAGTAAACCGTTCTGGGTGGTATGATTTTGACGAAGACTCTAGTTTTGGACTAGGTGACTACCTTGCACTGCAAGATCCACCATCTCAAGCGGGTTGGGGAGGTTCAGCAGTCGAAATATTAAGTACAGACGCATATTACGAGTGGTTTTACGGAAAAAACGGACCAGTAAAAGGTTCTGTGCCAAGATCACTGAATTTTCACGATGCTTTTGAGGGACAATTCGTATATTACCTCTATGATACGTCATATCCGTGGAATGGACCCGTATATGGTATAAACTTCCTCACAACAGACGCTCCTTGTCTTGATGATGATCAGGCAGAACCTACTCTTTATTACCATACTTACAATTACACTATAAAAGAGACTGCGTGGGTAACAAAGAAAACTAGAATATATGTGGATGCTCCACCCAATCAAGTAGGAGCAAATGAGTCATTTTGGGGAACTGATTCAGAAGAACCTCGTATATTTTTCAGATACACATCCAATACAGGGTTTTTTGCAATAGGAGAGCGAATAAATGGGTGGTTGATTACTGCTTGTCGCTATTTTGGTGATGAAATGAACTGTGGATATATGGAATTGACTCAAATTAGCAATGAAACCGCAGGAAATAACTTTACATACAACCAATCTTTCACTTCAACCAACGGTGGGAGTATAAATGTACTAGCAGGATACGGTATAAAGGACAAAGCAGCGTTCTGGGGAGTGTATGAGTTCCCAAAAAGAGTAACTTACCTTGGTGTTTCACTAAAAGAGAACGCACTTATACCAGATCGTAACCTAAATGAGGCAGTTATAGAGGCAATTATTGATGAAAAGGGCAAAGTTGCAGGAGTTAACATCATCAATAGCGGAAAAGATTACAAAAATCCCGATCTTGCGATAGAATTTCCCGAAACATTGCGTGAAATGGGGTATGCTGACCCTACAAGGTTCCGACAAGAGACATTTGTTAATGATTCTGGCATAAAATTACAGAATAAAACGTATTTTGACCCAGATTTCCAAGGTGATGAGCAGACAGACAAGGAAACTACCGCTGCAATACTCAATGAAACGTATAAAAATGAGTCTGGATTCCGAGGAACACTCAAAGCAGCACAGTTAAGACCTGTTTTAGATGATCAAGGCAGTATTATAAACGTAATTATTGATGATCCAGGTCAAGGATACAGTCCATCATCACAACCTAGAATATTAGTTGTGCAGAGATACGAGGAAGATCTAGAAGAACCTGGAACAGGAGGTAATGTAAAGGAAATATCATATAACTATGATACCTCATTGAAGACAGGAATACTTGATACTGATATGCAGGAGCAAGTAAATTTGAACTTAGATAGTTTTAATGAGGTTATGGGAGAGTATGATGATCCTCAAAACGATCCTGTAGTATCAAGTTATCTGGATATGCCAGATTTAAACGACGAAGAGGTAAGTAAAGACTGTACATCAACTCCGCAAAACTGTTTGAAACTAGATATGCCTGGAGAATGGTCTGATATTAATAATTACTACACTCCAGATACACTATTTTCTAATTTACGTCAATATGCACCTAACTTTAATGAAAGAAATGCGGAACTGACACAGTTTTGGCAAGAATCTAACGAAACATCAAGAGAAGTTGATGCAGATACAGGAGGAATCAACTCATTATACCCAGAAGGATGCGAAGAGTGGGGTCAACCACAGTTATATGAGGTTAGAAGGTTTTTTGACATACCGTGCCCCTTTGTAACACTGGATGAGGATGGTGAAAAGTCTGTAAGAGGGTATATGCCATTTAAGTATTGTCCTAGTCAGGAAGAGACTGCAAGAATACGTGTATCGTTGGAGATAGAAGGCGATGTAAGCGGTGCAGGAGCGTCTGTAAACACTGCATTCTTGAATTGGTTACAAACACTACCTCCACCTACTTTGACACGTCCTAGACTGATTACAGTAAACAATGCACCTAAGAAATCTCATCCTTGTAAGCAAGGAGATGCAGAGGGTAGATGTTATGAGACTTCCGCAGGACAATACGCATTTGTACCTTTATCTGGTGATGAGAATACATTTGACTATGCCTTGAACGCGGGATTTACGGAACTAGATCAATTAGCGACGTGGTTAGGAGGTAATCTTCAAGGATATTCCGCACAAACATTTCAATTTAGTTCAAATTCGGGAACCTATAGTTATAATTCCGCAAACATATCTGCTTGTAGCGGAGGGAAGTTACCAAGTCCCTGTTGGCACAACTTTGTTGTAGACGGTGTATTAGATGTTAATAGTGGATATGACGGAAGTGGTAACGCACTCTCACAGACCAGTCTTTGTACTGATTCACCTTTTTCTAGTTGTGAAGCACTGTATGAGGTTGTGCACGCTGCTATTTCTATAGATCCCAATCTAATCAATGCGGACAACTATATAGAAATGGGTCCTTATGAAGGAAGTTTACTTTACAGAAACTATTCCACAGCAGGTTCAAAGTTACTAGATGACACTATGAACAATTACGGAAACCCTTATTTTGATGAATGCGACTTGAGGTTTGATTGATGGAACTGACTTATCACATCTATTTGAAAAAGGAATGCTTGTTCAAGGATTTGAGTCAATCTGAGTTTGACATTATTTGGGGTAGGATATACAGATCCTATTTCACAGAGGATCTTACTTACACCGTAGTTAGTGAATCGGTAGAAAATTACGCGGACGCATCTTTCTAATGCCAGGAAAACTCCCAGTAGCAAGTCATAATGGTCTACCTTGTAGTGGACACGGAATTCCTATACCTTCTGCTATTCATAATCAGCAACCTTGCGGAACTCCACCCATCCCATTCACTATTGAGATAAAAAACAAAACTTGTTGGTGGCATCCTACACCAATGATACCTTTAGTCGGTTTATCTCCGATAAGGGGAACAGTGTTAGTAAATAACCTTCCTATTATGTTAGAAGGAGATGCGTTTATTTTTCACAGGTCATTTACAACTAACATCATAAATTATCTGTGTCCTTGCGGAAAAGCAATGTGCATCATACCCACACCTTTTATGGGAAGTATATTAACGATTGAAGATAAAGGCGGTGTCGGACACGAACGGGTTCTTACAGCGACTACATATACTGTATTCGCCCTTAAAAGACGAGTCGCTAGAATCTTAGATCCACTGGGTGTGGGACCTAGATTTAGATCTTGGCCTTGCAAATCAGTTGTCGCCTATGGTTCACCTACTGTTCTCTGTGGTTAACTCAAATGGAAAAAACTAGAAAGTCACAAAGTTTTGAAGAGTGGATGAAAAAGATGATGGAAGGTCAAGACGAAGACGATCTTGAAATACCAGATTGTTCTGGTGTTGAGATCGATATAGATTATAGTCATTCACACTGAGGGAGTACAAAAGATCTCCACGTAGAAGGAGTGCCCTCTTTACAAACCTACATTATTACTATGGCAAAAACTTTCACTATGGGTCAAACTATTGAATCCAAACCTAAAAAATCAAGACAAGGCAGAGGACAACACAGTAAATATTCTGCAACCTCTCGTAATAAAGCAAGAAAACGTTATCGAGGTCAAGGCAAATGATTAGAGTAGATATGAGTGAAGAATTTGTTAGAAATGGTGGATGGTTAGTAACTATGCCCGAACGTGATAAATACTTAAAACAAATAAAAGTTTTGGGTAATGGCGTACAAGTTCAGAGCAGAACGACAACTCAGTAGAGCATTTAAAGACTTCAGTATTTTGATGAAATCAAATCCAAATACTGAGGATTTTACTACTGTTAAGAATGAAAACGCTATTAAGCAATCAGTCCGTAATTTAGTATTAACTGGAATGGGTGAAAGACCATTTCAACCTAAGACTGGATCACGTTTAAGAGAACTATTATTTGAACCATATGATGTTTTTGTTGCACAAGACATTAAGGAAGAAATCATCAACGTTTGCACAAGACTAGAACCTAGAATAAATGTTCGTTCGGTTAGAGTACAGCAAGATACAGAAGATGATAACAGTCTCCGTGTTGAACTTGACTATAAGATTATTGGTGAAACTTTAGTACAAACAGTTGATTTCTTACTGGAGCAAGTATAAATGCCCGCAATACCATCAAATTTAACATCTCTTGATTTCGGAGAGATAAAAGAATCCATCAAATCGTATCTAAGAACTAGAACTGAATTTACAGATTACGACTTTGATGGATCTGCTGCGTCATATCTTCTAGACGTACTAGCATACAATACTTACTATTCTGCTTTCAACGCTAATATGGCGATGAATGAGGCATTTTTAGAGTCAGCAACGATAAGAGACAACGTAGTAAAGATAGCAAAACAATTAAATTATACACCTAGATCAATAAAAGCAGCAAAAGCGTGTGTTGCATTTGCAGTGCAAACAACTTTTCTTGGTTCTGGAACATCATATCCATCTACTGTAACTATTCCTGCGGGTGATGTATTTGTATCTGCTGTTGATGGTCAAGCATTTACATTCACAGTTCCACAACCTATCACTTCTATGGTAGATCAGCAAACTGGTCTTGCAACATTTAACAAAACAATAATATATCAAGGTAACTTACTAGAGTATGAGTATAACGTAACTGACGTTAAAAAGAGAAAATATGAGATTCCCGTTGACAACGTAGATACAGACTTACTTTATGTGTCTATCTCACCTAACGCTCAGAGTGAAGAGATAGATACATACAACCAAATTACAAATATTGTAAATGTAGATGGTTCAACTCGTGGTTACTTCTTAGAAGAGACAGACGATCTTAGATATACTGTAATATTTGGTGATGGCATCATAGGTAGAGAGTTGATAGCGGGTGAGGTTATAAGACTTAAGTATGTTAGAACTAATGGACCAGAAGCAAATGGTTGTAAGAAATTTACTTTTATAGGTAGAGTGGTAGATAATACTGGTCGTATTGTACCTGCTGCAAACATCTCTATAGCAACCGTAGATGCCTCTCAGGACGGTGAAGCGGGAGAAGATGTTATATCCATCAAGTACAACGCTCCAAGGGCATTCAGTGCCCAAAACAGAGCAGTTACGGAGTCCGATTATGAGTATGTTACTAAACTTGTTTATCCTCAAGCAAAGTCTGTCACCGCTTATGGTGGAGAAAGAGTCTATCCACCTGTATATGGAAAAGTATTTGTTGCTGTAAAAACTAAATCTGGTGCATCATTAAACGCTACTACCAAGAAGCGTATTAAGAATGATTTACTGAAGTATTCTATGGCAGCGATCGAACCAGTGATTATCGATCCTACAACTCTATACATACGTCCTAAGACATATGTGTTCTTTGACGGTACATCAACAAACCTATCAAATAATGAATTGGCATCTAGAGTCCTTGGTGCTATTGATGACTTTAATACACAAGGATCTTCCAATAGATTTAACGGAAGGATTGATACATCTGCGTTCCAAACAATGATTGATCAGTCTCAAAATAGTATTGTTGGTAATCAGACAACAATGACACTTGGTTTAAATGTAACTGGATTCCCATTTGGTTCCACATTTACTCAATGTGTAGATTTTGGTAATGCTATTGTAAATCCTGGTGATATTGGTTCTGGTAGTTCTAGTGATGGTCTGGCAGTATGTAGTCCTAAATTCTCTGCTGTAAAGAGTGGAACATTTTACTCTACAGGTTATACAGATGCGTTATTAGATCTTGCTGTATCATCTCAACAATTAACAACAAATTCAGTATTAAGTATTAGTACATTTGTAGAAAATGACACAAGTGCTCTTTTACCAGTAAATGTGAGAGATAATGGTAAAGGTGAATTAATAATGGTTACAAAACTAGATGAAAAAGAAGTTATTCTTAAGTCTGGTGTTGGAACTGTTAATTATAAAACTGGAGAGGTTTGTCTAGGTCCTATAAATGTAGCAAGCACTCCTGATGGAACATCACGAATTCCTGTTACAGTTCTGCTAGATAGTGGTAATGTAAATATAGGAACTGGTGTAGATCCAACTATTTTCAACCCACAAGTAATTACTATAGATTACACCATTGATGGAACTAGCGTTCCAACCTTCGATCCGTTAGACTTTACTCCAATTAACTTTGACGGAACCTCGATAAATATAATTGATTATCCAACCACGGTATTTGATTACCCTGAGTTTGACACTTGCTTCTAAAGCACCAAGAATAATAAGAGATGAAGTCAGTTAAGGTATCCCAACGGTTACAGGACCAGATCCCTGCGTTTATAAAAGAAGAGGATCAGTCTTTTGTAGACTTGCTAGTACAATACTACAAGTCACAGGAGAAAAGTGGTAAACCGTATGATATATTAAACAATATACTGAGTTATACAGATATTTCCAGTGACGAATACAATCCTAACTTTATTTCATCTGAATCTGTTGTATTAGATCGTGTTAGTGCTACTGATCAGAATATTAATGTAGAAACTGTTGATAATTTTCTTCCGAAAGACGGAACTATAAAGATTGATAATGAAATTATATTCTATGAAGATACAACAAAATCTCCAGAGGTTGTATTTACTCCAGGTGTTAACCAAGTAGAATTTGATAAAAAAATACAAGAATTAGAAAATATAAGAACACAGTTCGATGGTGTAAAAACAAGTTTCCAATTAAAACTACTTGGAACACCAATAACACCAAACTCTGTTGAATATTTACGTGTTATAGTCAATGGTTTGCAGTTAGAACCTAATATTGACTATTTTCTTGATGGATCAAGTATTAGATTTCAAACTCCACCTACAAATGTCCTTGGATCTACTCAAATAACCAAGATTGAGTATCTTATAGGTTATACAAGCGTTCCTGTCAGAATTTTAGATACACTTAACATAGATTTGTCTCTTGATGGTGCAAAAATATTACCTTTAAGAAGAAATACCTCTCCATACTCTCCATTATCTACAATTTCTTGTTTAGTCGCAGTAAACGGTGTAGTTAAAACTGCATTTACAGATTTTACAGTATATAATGATCACCTAATACTTAAAGAAGCAGTTTCTGACGGTGATAAAGTTACAATTAGGTCTGTAGAACTTATTGCACCTCAATTTGGTAAAGGTGCTTCTGCTATTGCAAGAGTAAGTGGTAATAAAGTTACAGATTTGATAGTAAAGGAAGGTGGTAGTGGATATAGAATTAATTTTACACCAAAAGTAACTATATTAAGTCCTGTAGGAGTTTCTGGTAAAGAAGCAACTGCTCAAGCACTGATAAATGGTATAAAAAATGTACAACTGATTGATGGAGGTCAAGGTTATACATCTGCAAACCCACCAATAGTTGTATTTGATACACCTGCTGATCCTTCTGGTTCTATAGCAAAAGCAACTGTAACTGTTGATGATGCTACTGGTCAAGTTACAGCAATCAATGTTGAGTCATCAGGTTCTGGATATGATTCTATCCCATCTATAAGTTTTACAAATCCTGGTGGTGCAACTATTTCTGACGCACAAATAGATGTAAATGATGATGGTAAGGTGGTTGATGGGTCTATTACAGTATTAACAAAAGGTCTTAACTACGCTACACCACCATTAGTTTATATTGACGCTCCTGCTGATCCTATTGGTATTAGGGCATCTGCTGTAGCAGTTTTAGATGATCAGAGCAGAGTAGACAGGATTGAAATGGTTTCTCCTGGTAGAGGATATGTAACTGCTCCTAGATGTCGTATTATTGACCCTGTAGGTGCTCAAATATTAGATGTTAAGGTAACAGGAACCAAACTGACTGATATACAATTATTAACTGGTGGAAGTGGTTACAATGATGCACCATCTGTCTATATTGTTGATAATAGAAAAGATTTATCAGGTAATCCTGTTGGTGGTACTGGTGCAACTGCTGTAGCAACCATATTCAACGGTGAAATTACTGATATTAATATAACAAGTTTTGGTGATGGGTATTCTGAAGATGAACCACCACAGGTCTTTATTGCAAGTCCAAAAGCAGCAGCAGCGTCTTGTGATGTTGGATTCCAAGAAGTTACAGGTTTTACAGTACACTCACACGGTTCAGAGTATCAACCATCTCAATTTGTAAATTGTAAGAGAGGTGTATCAGGTGTTTCTTCATATGATATTAGAGGAAATCAAGTATTTACAAATGAAGCACAAAGTATTCAATCATCTCACGAAATTGGAAGCACTATTGAGAATCTTGATGCCTTATTCTCTAGAACACTATATGAACGTTTTGTAAACCAGTTCTTACCTGATGCAGATATTGATTACACTAAAATCAATGCTCCACAGATTATTAAGACAATAAAAGACTTCTATGTCTCTAAAGGTACAAAAACTGCCACAGAATACTTATTTAAAGTTTTATTCTCAGAAAATGTTGATGTTTCATATCCAAAAGATGAATTAATTAAACCATCTGCTGCAACTTGGTCTGTTGATACAATTATTCGTGTAGAATTGATAAGTGGTAGTCCTGTTGACATATTAGACTCTCAATTATTCCAATATGCAGATGATGTAGATACAAGTGTTGGAAATGCGGTTTGTTTGGTTGAAAACGTCATTGCTATCAATACTGGTGTTGGAACAATCTATGAATTGTCAATATCTGAAGAAACTTTAGAAGGAAAATTTACAATACCTTATAAAACAACACTTGTAGAACCTTTAACAGCAACCGAGTCTATTATTACTGTTGACTCTACTATTGGGTGGCCAGAAAGGAACGGTATCATCATTATGGGTGATAACGAGAGAGTACAATACAAAGAGAAATCACTTAACCAGTTTATTGAGTGTACACGTTCTAAAAACGGTGTTGTAGAAGATTGGGATGCAGGTACAACAATATACTCTGATATTTTCTGTTATATCAATAGAGGACAAGATACTGAAGTAAAATTACGTGTTCTTGGTATTGCTGAAGCAACAGGAACAGTTCTTACTAATACTGGTTCATATTATCTTCCTAGTGATAAATTAAATGTTGCATCTCTTGGATCTTCATCTACAGATCAAAGAATTACATCTTGGTTGTATAATGTTAAGAAACTAATATCTGTAACAAATATTGAACCAGGTGGACTTAATAATCAAACTGCAACTGTATATACTACAAATAACCACGGTCTTCTTGTTGGTGACTCTGTAACGATATACGGTGCAAACCCAACAGTCTTTAACGGTACATTTGCTGTAACATCTCGTATAAGTAACACTGTTTTTTCATATCAGATTGCTGCTCCTGCACCTAATGCACCTCAAGGTAATATATTGATGTCTGTTGACCTTAATAAAGGTAAATCAACAGAAGAAGCAATTAACAACTCAATTAATCAGTTTACAACCAATGTACAAAATACGTTCTTCAACGCAAATTACTCTTATGTTGCTACAACAGGTATTCCAAACTATCAAGTTGGTCCGTTCATTGGGTCTGCTTTACTCCCAGGAAACCAAAGAAAACTAAGTAGATTTCCTAGAATTGTAGAGACTGTATCACGACGTGATGATTTATCATTTGGTCCTATTGGTGCTTGGGTAAATGGTGTTTCTGTTTGGTCTTATAAGTCTCAAACTAAGACTAAGTTTGGTGGAATAACAAGTGTTGATATTGTAAATGCAGGTACAGGATATGACGCTGCATCTAAACCACTTATTGAAATATCTGGTGGTGGTGGATCAGGTGCTGCTGCTAGTGTTGTTGTAAATGGATCACTTTTCAGTGTTGATGTGACAGCAGGTGGTTCTGGATATACCTCATCTCCTCTAGTTTCTATTGTTGGTGGAGGTGGATTTGGTGCTACTGCGACTGCTGTTATTACAAACGGAATTGTAAGTAAAATACTTGTTGAAACACCTGGTCAGGGATACACTTCAGCACCCACTGTAAGCATATCAGGAGGCAATGGAACAGGTGCTACTGCTACTGCCGAGGTAAGAGGTCCTATTCAATCTATTAATGTAGATGCAGCAGGATCAAGTTATACATCTTCTCCAAATATTAAATTAAATTCTGGTGAAGGTGCAGTTGCACAACCAATTATAATCAATGGTCGTATAGTTTCTATTGCTATTATTGCATCTGGTAATGGATATACATCTCCACCTAAAATTATTATTAACGGAGATGGATATGGTGCTGTTGCAAAAGCAACTATTGGAACATTTGGTGAAGATAAAGGTAAAGTATTAAGTATATCTGTAGAAAACAGAGGTATAGGATATTCAACAGGTCTTACAACTATTCGTTGCGAATCTATAGGTCAAGGTGCGTCATTTACTGCAAACGTATTTGAGTGGACACAAAACTTAGAAACTGAACTATCAGGATTAGTAGACCCTGCTCGTGGTTACGTTTTTGCAGGATATAACACACAATATGGTGGTGAGTATGCTCACTTATCAGATCCCAAGCAATTACGCTATGTTCTTGGTGATAACGTATTTAAAGATCCTGCATCAGGTCTTCTTAGAGAACTATCATCTGGATTAAGACACTCTCCTATTATTGGTTGGGCATTTGATGGAAACCCAATATACGGACCATATGGTTACATTGATGCTGCTGATCAATCATCTGGTATTAAGAGATGCGTATCTTCATATAGAATAAAACCAATATTATTATTTGATTCTGCCACTAACCCAGATCCAGTTCGTGTTGATGGACCTTTACTATCAGACAAACCCGCAGGAACTTACATAGAAGACTATGAGTATGTTTTCCAAGCAGGTGATTTAGACCAATACAATGGACGTTTTTGTAAGACACCTGAATATCCTGAAGGTACTTACGCTTACTTTGTTTCTATAGACGCATCAGAAGCAGGTTTACCTGTATTCCCATATGTATGTGGTCCACAATTATATTCACAACCTGATTCTTGGAACTATAGTCAAGATGCTGTACAGACAAATATTCCTCTTGATGTTGTTAGATTCCGTGATCCATATGAAGATGTCGATATTGATATTGACCGTACACCTAACCAAGACACAGATACTCTTGTAACAGAACTAGGTGAAGAGTTTGTCTTTGAAATAGAAGATACAAACCGTGATGGTGTCATATCACAGTTAGAACAAGATGAGTTAAATTATATCTCAGAAGAACCTGTACTACAATTATTTGATTACTACCCTAGAGTTTCTACAAGATCACAGGTTGATATTGAAATTGACACTACTACTAAATTTGAAGATGCTAAGATTAGTGGATTTGTAGTTGAAAACCCAGGTATATCATATAAAGTTAACGATAAGTTATTCTTTGATAACACTGATACTGGTGGATATGGTGCATCTGCTAAAGTTGATTCTGTAAAAGGTATTGAAGTTACTCAATACACATCATCTATGATAAATGATGCTCCAGTAGCAAAAATTACAACCACTGATGAGCACGATTTAAGAATTGGTGATGAAATTATCGTTGATAGTATTCCTATTATTGATCAGACCAATAAAACATACAGAGTAAAAGTTGTATCAGGTGTTGAGACAGTAACGATAAGTCAACAAGGTCTAGGTTATAACGAAGATATACCACCTAATTATGAAATTGTTAGTGGAACTGGTCAAGACTTTAGGTTAGAACTTGTTAGAGAAGAGTCTGGTGCAGTTAATAATGTCAATATTATAAACTCTGGATCTGAGTATTCAGCATCAACACCCCCAGAAGTTAGGGTTTCTCATCCACAAAGATATAAAAAAGCAAATTATGCTCTTACATTATTAAATGAAAATACAAGTAATGTTGAAAAAATTGTAAAAATTAAAGATATTGCTATTGCTGATGATAGAACATTCTATGTTGTTGGTGAAGCAGATGATCTTGATGGTGATTCAGCAGGTTTAATTGCTAAGTTTAATAGTGATGGTAGATTATTGTGGACAAGAACAATGGCACCGTTACAACCTGCTGCGGGTGACAAACGTTGTGTATTTAACAGAATTTACTTAGAAAATACATCTCCACATTCCATCTATGTTGTTGGTGAGACAATACCTAATAGTGTAAACCTTACATACAATCCAGATTTAGTTGTTGCTAAGTACACCTCTGGTTTTGATGGATTTAACAATCCTACTGCTGTTCCTGTATGGCAACGTGAAATAGCAGGTATATCTGGTTCTACTAGAAGAGATTATATTTCATCTCTTACTATTGACTCTAATGGTCAAATCTATATTGGTGGTACAACTGATACTAACTCACCTAATCCAGATGATATGTGGATTGCATTGTTAGATACAGACGGTTCAATTAAAGAGAAACGTAAGATTTGTACAACAGCAGGATCAGAACAAATGACTGATCTTAAGTTTGTAAGTAACAATACTTGTGTATTTGTTGGTATTAATGATCCTGCGGGAACTGGTCAAGTAGTAGTTGGTGAAACTTTCTATGATAGTGCTACTATTGAGGTTGAATGGAGTAGACAGTTTGGTAACACTTCATATAGATTCAGCAATCCTAAGATTACTATTGATGACTATGGTTCTAGATATGTAACCGCTACTGCATACTCAATATCAAATACTAAGAATGTTGGTATTTTGTATATGAAGTTTTCACCTTCTGATTATAAAACACCTTCAGTTGTTAAAATGCTTGCTCCTAATGCAACATTTGAAGATATTAGAGCAACTGGTGTACAATTTGATATTTTTGGTAACATTGATGTTGGTGCATATGTAAAATATGCCTTTAATGATCATAGAGCGATTATATTTAAAGTTTCTTGGAATACAAGTAATATACTAAGTGCTGCATCATTAAAACAAGATAGTGGTATTGGTTTCCATCCAACTACAATTACAAACGACAATTCTGGCGATACTTTAATTGCAGGTGATAAGATTGAATCAAATGAATTAGCAATATTAAACTTTGAATCAACTATAACTGGAGATGATACATACGATAACAATTTAACAGCAGGATGGTCTGTAGATCCTACATTAGATACTTCTAAATTCAAGTATGGTGCACAGTCAGCAAATATTAGTGCTGCTGCAAATAGACTGTCATTAGATTGGGGTGCTGATGTAGCAACAAATTATACAGTTGAAGCGTGGATCGCTATTGGACAAGCACAATATAATGCTCAAAGTTCTACACCAAATATTTTTGATGTTACTCCTACTACAGGTGACAATGCACAGGTAGAACTAGAAGGTGATTCTACAAGTCCTGACTTTGGTAAGGTTCGTTTAAAGTTAGGTTCCAATACTTACCTATCTACAAGTACAACTAACTGGGCAACATTTAATAACGAAACATTTGTACACGTTGCTCTTGTTAAGTCAACTCCTGGTGTTGGTACTTACGTTTATAAAGTATTCATTAATGGTGTTGCACAAGTTGATGTAACAAGTACAACTATAGATACACAACTTAAATCTATATTATTATTTGGTAAGTCATCACCTGTTGTTGCTAGTTCTCTTGGTGGTTGGGTAGATAATGTTTCTGTATCAGGTCTTGCAAAATATACAGACACATTTACTCCTGCTCAAGCAGTTGGTTCTAATAAAAAAGTATCAGGATTCTGCTTCAAGTTAGATAGAGAGCAAACTAAAACTGGAACATACACATTAAGCACTGTTGAAGCAGGTATGCAGATAACAGTCGCAACCGCTGTGAACGACTTTACGTTTAATACCCAAGTTATCACATCTGGAGATTGGGAATTGGGTCCTGCGGGTCTACAAATACTTGATTATGCTGATGTTGTATCAAATAATGTTGAAGGAACTTACTCATTTGCATCTACAGATCAAATATATGAAAGTAGAACTGCTACTATTCCAACTCCTCTTGGTAGAAAACTTTTATTAAGCACAACTGTTATTCCTAAGTTCTATATTCGTGATGCAGTATATCAATCAATAGACACTGTTAAGACAGTAACATTTAATCAGACAGCATCTTTCACAAAAGGATCTCTATTACAACAGTATTCTGTAATTGGTGGTCAAAATGTAATTAGTGCATATGGTACTATCGTTAATGTTGGAACTAATAGTGTTGACATTGGTAATATTATTGGTACATTTGATACTACAAAATTACTTAAGTCTAGTGTAAATGATAGAAATACAATAGCACAAACATTTTTAGTTGAAACAACAATACCTCAGTGGGTAACAAATAATCCTTATACAGTTGGTGATGAGGTTTATAATGATGGAAAGATTTACACATCAGGAACTACAGCAGTTTCTGGTGTTACTGCTCCAGTTCATACAGTTGGTACTGTAACTGATGGTAATATTAACTGGGTATATACTCGTGATGCAGGTAGTTTTGATGTTGACTTAGCAAATACTCCACACTCTACTGGCAATCTAGGACAATTTGCTACTTGGCAACCATTTGTTGCTGAAGATTACATTATAAAAATTGAAGCAGTATATGAGGATTCAAACTTTATTAAGGGTGATACTCTTGATGCACAAGCAGTTGGTTTATCTGCAACATTTGATGCAACTGGTAAGATTATAACAATAGCAGGTTTAGTTGGTGTTAAGAAATTCCATCTTACATCTAATCTTGCTAAAGATATAGTACCATCTGGTGCACTAACATTTACAGATTTAGTATTCTGTGTATCTAATAGTAAGCACAATTTCAGTGCAAACGAAATTATATTTGTAGAAGGATTTACTACTACAGAATATGGTGGATCATTCTTTGTAGAAGAGGTATTAGATAGCAGAACATTTACATATAGATTAAGATCAGTTGCTGTACAAGATCCTACATTTACAAGTTCATCAGTATCAAACGTTAATATTTACGCTAAACATCCAGAATTATTATTTGTTCGTGGACATCAATACATATTTGACCTTGACGATCCATCTAACCTTGGATATTATATGTCATTCTCTAAGGATAACCAATACAAATTGGAATATCCTTTTGTAAACATTGTTAGAGAAGGTATCCCAGGTTTAACTGACCAAACATCACCTAAACCACTTGTTAAGTTTATTGTTGATGACGATGTTACCAATATTTCATATTACTTTGATCCATCAAGAACTCTTCCATCTAATTCACCTGTTGGTCCTGTCTCATTTATTGACGTTATACAAACACCTTACAAAGGTACATTTAGAATTAATAATATAGTAAGTGATACTGAATTTACATTCCCACTTCTTGTAGAACCAGAAAAAACAAATGCTCCTTTAGGAGTAACTGAAACAGGAGTTTCAAGAGCATCTTATAGCACAACTTCTACTAAAGCAATCGGTCCTATTTCAAATATCAAACTGGTAAACCCAGGTGGTTTCTATCAGAAGTTACCTATTGTTACTGATATAGCATCTAACAGAGAAATTGAGAAGATTCGTATCATATCTGGTGGTACAGAATATATTAATGGCATTTACTATAATGTTGTTATTGACGGAGATGGTGAAGGTGGTCTATGTAATATTACAGTTTCGGATGATGGTGAATTGACAGGTGTTATTACTGCTGTTGAATTAACATCTCCAGGTAAAGGATATACTACTGCATCTATTGATATTGATAAAATTCCAGGAATACTAGGATCTTTATTACAAGGATCTGGTGGTGATTTACAAGTTGTAATTCCTAGTGAAGGATCTGGTGCATCTGTATTCTTACAAGGTACAAGTATTGGTAAGATTAAGAAACTTAAGAACAACGAATTTGGTTTTGGTTATTCTCACGATTACACCTTAAGACCTGAGATTACATTCCCAGTTAACTTACAACTATTCAATACTGCTCTTTTATCTGAAATCAAGATTACCAATCCTGGTTCTGGTTATACATCTGTTCCTAGAGTTGTTATTGAAGGTGGTGGTGGAACAGGTGCTGAAGCAGAAGCAATTATTAAAAATAATAGACTTTCTGAAATTTTAATTAAGAATCCTGGATCTGGATATTCTTCTGAACCATCAGTTACACTTAAATCAGAATTTAACTATGTTGTAAACCTTGACTTGGGTTATCTACAGTTTAACTTCCCACACGGTATTACAACTGGTGCTGCTATTCAACTTAGAGCAGAAGATTTAGGATCTACAGTTGGTATTCTACCAAAACCAAGTTCAGCAGGTTTGGTTAGTTTGAGTTCTACAACTACTTACTATGCTATTGCAGGTGAAGCAAATTCACTTGAGGCAGACCAACTTAGAATAGCACTAACACAAGTTGATGCTGAGTCTGGTAACTTTATTACATTCTTAACTCAAGGTGATGGTCGTCAGATTCTTCTTACCGAAGTATTTGGTGGTTTAGCAACTGCTATAGTTGAGACATCACGTTTCTTAAGAGGAGAACTTGTATATCAAGGTTTATCTTTAGAAGCAGCAACTGCAATAGGATATGTATCAGAAAATGAAGGTTGGCAGATTGGACCTAGAATACTTAAGTTAGAAAATTATACTGGAACTTGGAGTGTTGGAGAACGTGTAACTGCACAGGTGTCTAGAGCATCTGGTTTGATTGATAACTTATCGATTGCTCGTGGTACATTGAATATTGACTCAATGACAACTACCACTGGTCAGTTTATTGATGACGTTGGTAAACCATCTGAGATTGTTCAAAAAATTCAAGATAGTTACTTCTATCAAAACTTCTCTTACGTTATTAAATCACAAACTCCTATCAATGATTGGAGAAAGAGTATTCTTGAAACCAATCACCCAGTTGGATTTAATATGTTTGGTGAATTGGCACTTTCAGCAGGTAAAGATATATCTGGAAGAAAGGTTGTATCTGATCTTGTTAAAGAAGTTAATATCTTTAGTGCTACTAATATTAATCAAATTACTTCTTTTGCTAACTCACAACCAATATATACAGAATTTAATAACACTGAAGTATTATTCAGACAAAGAAGACTTACTAACTCTGAAGAAATCTTAACTTCTATTGTTAAAAAATTAGATAATATTGAAAATGATTTCAATGGAATTAAAACACAATTTGCATTGACAGTAGAAGGTGAATCTGTAACTGCAACTGATGATCAATTATTGATTCTTATCAACGGTGTTGCTCAATCTCCTGGAACTTCATTCACAACATCTGGTCCATCTGTTGTATTTTCTGAACCACCTAAAGCACCTTCAAGAATTAAGTTTAGAACACTTACATTCTCTCAAATTGTTATCACAAGATTTACATTTAGTACAACATCTGGTATTTTCCCAACAACAGGTAAGACTGTAAGATCTCTACAAAATGAAGGAACTGCAACTGTTATTGATACTGGTGTAGATTATATCGATATTATTGATCAGAATGGTAGTTTCCAAATAAATGACAATGTTTTAGCATCATCTACTGGATTTGATGGTGTATTAAGTGCTGTAAATGGTATAACAAGTAAGACAATCTATGAGCAAGGTGAAAGAATTACAAATTTACAAGGTGATTTTGCAATTATTGAAGAAAATAACCTTAGAGATGGTGTTGTAGATGCTAATTTAGTTGTTTCTCGTACATCTGGTACTGCTGAATTTGAAACTGGTGAATTTAACATCAAATTTAATGACACAATTTACTCTGCTTCATCTAAAATTGCTGCAAGAGTTACTGTAATTGCACCATACACAGATAATGTATCACAACAAGTCATTGATACTGTTGATTTATCACCTCCATCATCATTCTTTGGTCTTATATTCCAACGTGTTCCTTCAATTACATATCCAAATACTATATTGGACAATATTTCTGAGACAGTTATTAACCCAGAAGAGTTATATGAGGCAGGAACTGCTAATAACCAAGACTTCTTAGACTTTGAAGAGGTAAGGAACCAAGAAATTAGATATAATTACTTGTCAGGATCACAATTTATAGCAGGTGATTCAATACGTAACAAACAAATATACTATGATAACTCTTCATTAGTAGGTGTAGATGATCAACGTTCATTTGATGCTGCTGTTTTAATAAGAAAGAATGATAGATTCATTGCAGAAGAAGCAGTTGGATTAATGAAAGCATTCTATCCATCATTTACAGTACCATCATTAGGTGGAGATAGAGATTGTGAAGATGATATTGTAGATATTTTAAATATCGTTGCATATCAATTAGAAGTTGATGGTAACTCAGAAATCTGGGATGCTGCTAACACATATGTACAAGGTAATGCAATATATCACGTTGATGGTGAAGTTGCACAAACAATTTATGCCTTTAATAAAGCACGTGATTTAGCAATTCAGTGTATCCGTAATGAAGTAATTAATACTAATACAACAAATTTACCACAATATAGAGATCCTACTATTACCGCAGAGTTTGCTGTTATAAGCAATAGTCACGGTGATGCAAGAGATCTAATTCTTGCTAATAAATGGTTTATTGCATATGAAGCATTACATTATGCTAAAACACAAAATCCAGGATATACCGTATCAGGTGGAGATGTTCATTGTTTATCTGATATTGTTGATGTTCTTGAAGCGATGGTTTATAACTTGGCACACGGTGGTAACAATTTTGTTTATAAGGCAACTAAGAAAACTTTACAGTATGGTGTAACATCTGGTGATAGAGATACTATTGTAGATGCTTTTACTAAGGCAAGAGATATTGCCATTGAGGTAATGAGAAATAATACTTGGACTAAGGCAGGATCTCACAACTGGAATCAAGTAAAAGATCTAACAATAACTGCTGACCCTGCAAATCCAACTTGTCAAGCAGTTGCATCAGCAATAACAACGTTGATGAATATCTTGATTACAAATCTTGGCACTACTGCATCTCCAGGAACATTAGCAGCATTTGAGGCAGCAGTAACTGAGACTGCACCTTCCGCTGCATTAGAGGGATATACTAATAGTTGTGTTAATCAGGCAAACGCTATAACATCCTTTATGAGAATCATTACTGATACTCTAGAAGATCCTACAGGTGGAGATCCTGCAACATACCAATGGTCAATTACTAATGTACCTCGTGTTCTTCCTCCTTACGCTTTTGTAGATGGTGAGACTTTACGTTGTGCAAAACACGCCTACCAAGACAAATCAACTGGTGGACAATTTGGATTTGGTGATACTATAAAAGCAATTACATCTGGTGCAACATATGATGTCATAGGATCCAATGCAGGTAACAAGTGGATCTTCTCAAAACAAATCAGTGGCGTATTACAAGCAGGTGAATTAATAACCAACTCTAAACTTACATATGCAAATGTAACTCAAGACAAATTAACATTTAAAACTGATACTGGTTCACTTAAATTTACTGGATCTGGTTCATATGTTACTTTCCCATCAAGTAATGCTGTAGTATTTGGTGATGGAGCAGATGCTGCTAATGGTGACTATACAATGGAGTTATGGATACGTCCTGCTTCAGTTACTGGTGTACAGAGACTTATTGACCTTAGAGAATCTTCATCTGATGCTAAACTAGGTATATTAATGTCTGGTCAGTCACTTCGTTTATCCATTGGAGCAAGTGATGTAATTACTGCTAATTCTGCTATTGTATCAATCAATACTTGGTATCATATTGCAGTATCTCGTTCTACAAGTGTTACTAAATTATATGTAAATGGTTCAGAGGTTGGCACATATACCGATACAAATAATTACAACGCAAATAGTAAGATCACTGTTGGTGCAGGATGGAACAATGGTAATCCTTTCAATGGTTGGATTGATAATCTTGTAATCTACAAAGGAATCTCCCAGTACAATAGTAGTTTTACTCCCCCTATTGTCTTCAACGATAGTACAAACGTATCATTCGCACTTCTTGGCGAAGCACCATTCCCTATGGAGCAGAGTGCAGTATATGCAACATACGTTAGTCACATAATATCTACTGCTAACGCTGATGAAGTTGAATTATGGCGTTCTGAACTCACTACTGAGGGTGTTGATCTAAGTCGTGAAGAATATAGATTATGTGCTGAAATAATAAGGAAAAATATTGATTACATTGCTGAAGAAGCAGTTGGTCGTCTTAAGTATAGATACCCTGATTTTGTAATCCCTGGTGATGGTGGTATGAGTGGTTATGGATCAAATGTTTGTTTACGAGATACAAAATCATATATCATACCTGCTATTATTGATGATCTTATATCAGGTGGTAACTTCCAAACAACTATTGTTGGTCGTGCTTACATTGAAGGATCTGGTGCCTTACAACATATTGGTGGTGAGCAATTACAATCAATCTATACTTGGAGAGAAGTTGCAAAACTTTGTGTTGATGTAATTACACTAGATGAGACAAACTTAGAAGGATCATACTCAACTAAGGTTCGTGTTCCTAATTACTTCTCATCTCCTGCATCTCAAACAATACAAGATGATATTATGACTCTTGTAGATGATCTACTAGATGTTATTGGACCTACAGGTCATAGATTCAGAGATGGTGCTGATTTAATTTACTTTAATAGAAAAGCAATCGCTGATGAAGCAGTATTCTACATTGAGAACAAATATCAAGTACAAGTTGGTTTCTCAACAGTAAATAAACTAACAATACCTAATAGAGCAAAATGTGTAAGAGATATTAGAGATCATATACTTCCTGCCATTGCAGGTGACTTAGTTACAGGTGGTAACTTTGAAACTCAAGCAATGATTGATAGTTATCTTGATAATGAAACTAACATCAATTATATTGAAGATGAATTGCTTGCGATGATTGATGCGATTGAATATGCTAAGAAGTTAGCACAGAAAGCAATACAAGGTTTATTGATTGGTAGAAATGAGAACCCTGCTCAAGTTGCTCTTGATTTCTCAGATTACTATCAGATGTTATACACAGATGAACCTGTATATCGTGATGAGACTATTACAATAGATCCTAAAGCATATACTGGAACTGATAGAGATCTTGACGCTGCTAATCTTTTAGTACAGAATGCTAAAGCGATTGCAGGTGAGGCAGTTGATATTTTAACTAAGACATCTTTTGCACAATCTAATGGTTTCCGAGTTCCAGGTGGTAAGGTTAATTGTGAAGATGATATTGTTGATATTATTGAATCTGTAGCACACGATTTAAGATTTGGTGGTAACAGTGAATCATATGATGCTGCTGCATTATATTTGAATAGTGATTTAGGATTAAGTCACGTAAGTGCTCAATCTGATGAAACAACTTATGCCTTTAAGTTAGCACGTGATATGTGCATACTCGCCATCAGGAACCGTTTAGGGTTTACTCCCTATGAGGATGAAGGAGTAACAAGTGGTTTAGGTCAAACAGTACAAAGACCTGATTATTATGAAAATGCTACAACTAATGGTTACTATGATGCTGCAAATGAAATCGAGAACAATATAAGATTTATTGCTACAACCGCAGTTGGTCGTGGTATGTCACAATATCCAGGATTGGCATTCTCTGGTGGTTATAATTATCAGTCTTGTGTTGATGACGTTGTAGATTTACTTGAAGCATTAGTCTTTAACTTAAAACACGGTGGTAACAACCGTATGTGGTACTCAAGTGAGTTCTACATTACAGTTGGCAATGCTATACAACATATCAGCAACCAAGCAGCAGAAGTTAAGTATATCTTCCAACAAGCAAGAGATATTGCTACTCAGGTAATGAGACAGGAGATTATTACTACAAATGGTGTAACCGAAGGTAATGCTGTATATGACGGAACAATCACCATTGATCAAAGTTCTGGTAATACAACTATAACTCCTACAAATGTAGAATATTTCCCAACATCAGGTAACTTACGAATCACATCTAATGGACATACATTTACAACAAATGATAGCATTAGAATTAGAACAAATAGTCTTGTATTTACTTGCACTATGGATGGTGATGCTACAAACCATAGTTACCCTCGTATCACAGACCCTGCTGCAAATGCAAACTTACCGATTACTGCTACAACCACAAATACATTTACAGTATTTGTAGGAACTACAACAGCAGGTAACTATGCCCACTCATTCGTAAGTGCTCAGGCAAATGCGGTATCTGTATATACAGGTGGTGCTCAAACACGTTGTGTAAACGAAGCAGCATCAATCGCTTCATTGATGGGTATTCCTATTAATCTCTTTGATAGTTCAAATACAAGCAATCCTACAGCATACTTAACTGGTATAACAAGAACACTACCACTAGAATGGCCACTTACAGGTGAACGTGCTATTAGACGTGACATAACTATAACTTACGACTCAGCAGGTAACGGAAACTGCACCACACAGAGTTCTGCCATTAATACCCTTTGGGAGATACTTATCAATACTATTACCACAGCAGCAGCGGGTAATGGAAGTCATCTTGCAACTATAACCAGAACTGCACCTGTTACTAACAACACTGTATATAAAGGTGGAACTTGTTATGATGTTACATCTGCTGCACACGTACTATTCAAAATACTTCTTCACGGTCTTGGAAGTGGTACAGAGATGTATAAACAATCTGCAAGATTGTTAATGTACAATGACACATATATTAGATTAGAAGCATTTGAAAATACATTAAGTCAATATCCAGGTTATGCAGGAGATGCTTCGTTTGTTGAACCAATACAGAAAGCGATTGTATATGATTTTATCACAAATGGTAATGCTAGAACACTGCAACTTATTAATTCTTGGTTTGACGCTGATGGTAATTTTGTAGCATATCCAAACATATTCAGAACTCGTCTTGTTTATCACGCAAGAATGATTAAAGACTTGATGGATCATATATTGAGAGGAACTGCTCCCGAACCTGGCACATTTGCTAACCAACCTCTTTACAGTCTTGATGGAACTAATCCTGATAGAGAATTACGTCCTACTGAAACTGCTTCCCATAAGTTATATCAACTATTCCATTTAATATTAGTTGCATTACAAAACTCACAATTCCCAACAATATACTTAAGAACACAGTTCGATGCAGGTGTTGCTGTTTCTAATGGAGTTATAAATGTTGCTAATAACTTTGAAGCATATGACAGAGTTGAATACATTGTTCTTGGATCTAATATTGCAGAACTAGACGGATCAGTTTACTACATCCATCCTAATTCAACACCTACTCAGATAGTTCTTACAGAATATATTGATGGAGAACCATTAGTTCTAACTCCAGGAACTCCATCACAATTACATACACTTGCTGTTGCTGTAGATCCAGGTGTAGATCGTGTACCTACAACTTTTGGAACACGTGACGTACCAACACCAATCAAAGCAGGTTTCAACCTTGCTGATGTTATCTACGGTGGAACATCTGGTGCTACTGCTCAGATAGTTCGTATGGAAGATAATCTAGCAGATATTATGTATCAGGCAAAGTATATGGAATGCAATACATTCTCTGCACAAGGTGGTGGAAGTGGTATTAAGATTCAAAATGGTGAGATGGTTGTTGTTCAAGGTGCTACATCAAATACTGGTAAAGTTCTTGCTACTGATAACGAAACATATATCAAACTGATTGATTACAATGGAACATTTACAGCAGGTGATACTATTGAAGGTGTTACATCTGGTGGTACTGCTACATTTGTTGGTGAGCACGATAGAATTCTTGTTAACTTCCGTCAGGGTGAATTTATTGCAACTGATAAGTTCTTCTCCAAAGATAGTGGATCTAAAGCAACTGCATTGATTGTTAGAAACAACAACGGTGCACTAATTGATAATCAAAGTGGTAGAATCACTTACGACATCTCCACAGTAACTGGAGAGTTTAAACCCCAAGACGTTATATACGGATCTGTTACCGATCAAATTATTGAGATCGAATCGTTTATTACATTACCTAACTTTGGTGAGTATGTTCACGGTAGACAGATTACAAGACTTACATACTCTCAGTTAATTACTGATACTGGTGTTACTGATACATTTAATGTTGGTGACATACTACAAATTCAATCTGGTGGTATCAGTATTGGTTGGACAGTTACTGTTACTGAGATTGATACAAACAATAATTACGTATTTGTTGCAAATGAGAGTGGAACTCCAGAAGGTGTAACAATAAGTGATATTGCAAGTAATTCACAATACCAGTTAGCAAAGATTCCTGTAGGAACTCTATTCCCATCTGTTTATACACAGATTGGTACAGTTACCATAACAGACACAACTGCATATGGTAAGATTGCTAAGATTTCACAGTTTGGTACTCGTGCTGTTTTACATCTAGAAGGAACACAAGGAACATTCCAAAAGAATTCACAAATTATTGGAGACAATGGTTTCAGAGGTGCTTGTTCATCTGCTAGATCATTGAGAGGTAGAGTACGTAGATTCTTTAGAGGATTTGATGGTGTACAAACTGCATTCAAACTAACTCAGGGAAATGGTACACAATACTTCCCAGATCCCGCAGGACATATGATGATCTTTGTAAATGGTATCTTACAACCACCTGGTGCTGATTACGCATTTACTGCATTCTCAGATAATATACAGTTTACTGAAGCACCTGCTATAGGATCAACATTCCACGGTGTATATAAAGGTAAGTTAAGACAATTAGATGATATATCATTTGACTTTGATTCATTACGTAACTCATTTAACTTAAAATTAAATGGAGTATTCTACTCATTGACTCTAACTGATGGTGTACAGTCAAACACAATCTTACCTGAGAACAATATTATATGTCAGTTGAATGGTGTTATACAGGAACCTGGAATTGGTTTTGAAATTGTTGGATCTAGAATTATCTTCTCTGAAGTTCCTCGTGCAGGTTCAACCTTTGTGGCATTCTCTTATGTTGGTTCTGATGTTGACGTTATTGCAGCAACAGTTGTACCACCTATTGAAGCAGGTGATGAACTTAGAATTGATGGTGAAGAAGAAACAAGAACAGTTGCTCTTATCGAATCATCTAACTCTCTAATTACATTTGAGTATGGTGGGTCAGTTAAAGGACGTAATGCTTCTGCACTTGCTGAGATTGAGAAAGGACGTATTACTAATGCGATCTTAACAAACTCTGGTGATGGTTATAATACAAGACCACAAGTTGATGTTATATCTTCAACAGGATTTGGTGGACGTATTAAAGCACTTGTCGGTGTTGCCAGAATTGACGTTAAGAACGCAGGTCAAGGTTATTCATTACCTGCAATTAGTGCAAATACAACTGTTGCAGATGATTTCTTAGGACCTACAGGACCTGCATTAAATGGTGGTATTGATATTTACGATCCTAACTTTATACCTGAGACTGGTGGAACAGGAGTTATCGAGAACTTTATCACAATAGTAGAAGCACCTAGAAACATAACTGTTAACCAAGGTCAAACTGCTATCTTCCAAGTTTCAGCAACAGTAACAATATCTAATGTTGTTTCTTACGATGTCTTAGTTGATGGTAAATCTGTAAATCATCCTTACTACAATCAAGGATCTGGTAAAGGATACTACTTCACAGGAGGTCAGTTTACACAAAATACCGAAGCACCAATACTTACATTTGTTCGTGGAGCAACTTATCAATTTAATCAGAACGACGCATCTAATTCTACTCACGCAATTTACTTCAGTGAGAATGCAGACGCATACGGTGGAATTGAAAGATATGAGACTGGTGTTGTATATCGTCTTGATGGAAATCAAGTTGCAGATTATGCAACATACGCAGCAGGATTTGCTGCTGCTACAACACGTAGTGTCAGCATCACAGTTGCATCAGATGCACCTTCCACACTTCATTATGCTTGTCAAGCACACGGATATATGGGAGCGTCCATTAATATCAACAATGGTACACTTTCATACCAATGGCAGAAGAAAGATTATGGAACAAATAGTTGGAATAATATTAGTGGAGCAACCAACTCTACATTTGAAACTCCTGCAACTACACAGGCAGATACAAATGATGAATTCCGTGTTGGTATTACATCTGTCGGTGCGGTTCCTGTTCTATCAACTGCTGCTGTTCTCACCGTCAACATCGGTGCAACAACACTTGACAACTTCACACCTACACAAATCTTCGACGACGACTAAATACTACTATGGCAGCAAATGGATCCTATAATAGTAGCAATAATGTCCTAACAGTAACTGGTGATGGTTTACCATTTCCAGTGAACTCAGGAACTTTTCCTAATGCTAACAATTCAAACACAATTACATCATATTCTTTTAACCACAACTTTATTTACAGAGGTGGATCAAACACGTCTGATTCTGGGGTTGTCGGTTTGGGTGCTATTGGTATTGCTGCAAACGGTGTCGTCTTCTTTAATCCTAGTGCAGGAACTGATGGGTCTCCCCCATCGGGTTTTTCCTACGTGGCAGCGGGTATTGGTTCTGCTGTTAATTATGGAGAAGATAATTGTGGTGGTTATCCTCAGTCAAGTGGTCAGTACAGTTATAATGACAGCGACTTCATAGATTGTTGGAATGCCAATCAAGCAATGGCAGGATATAACGATTACTATGGTTCATCTCAATATAATGGTGATAATATCAGACATCCTGATGGTCACTCTAAGATAATAGGTTTTAGTTTTGATGGGTATCCTGTATATGGTCCTTACGGATATACTGATGCTAATGATAACAGTACACCTGTAATCAGAATGTCCTCTGGATGGTCAGTAAGAGTCCAAGAAGCACCTGGAAGACCTGCATATGATACAACATACCCCGCAGGTGTGTTTATGGAAGATTATGAATATACTGGTGGAGCAGGTAAGTTAGACACACATAATGGTAGGTATTGTATAACACCTGAGTATCCTAGTGGTACCTTTGCATATTTTCTTACTGAAGATAATTCTGGAAATCCAGTATTTCCTTTTATGATAGGTTTGACCTCGAAAGAGGCAATGGTAGTACCTGCTAATGATGGTTTTACACAAGAAGCACCTCCCACTCAAGGTGGTGGTGATACTCCTTCTCAACCTCCTAGTATTGTAATAACACTTCAACCAACAAATGCTACTGTTCAAAGTGGTAACACACAACAGTTTAGTTTGTTGGCAGAGATACAACCACAAAATGATACGATTGCATATCAGTGGCAAGTATCAACAGACGGTGGATTTGCTTGGTCTAATATGACTGGTGAAACATCAGCAACGTTAACAGTAAGTGCTCAACCATTTATGACTGGTTATCGTTATAGATGTGTATTAACTGGTCCAGTTGGTTCATCTACTCAAGCACAAAACTCACCTTTAATAAGCAATCTGGCGATCCTAACTGTAACAGGTTCTGGAACGTCTATAGATTATTCCTCTATCCTCAAATTTGACAGTGGTATTGGAAAGTACGATATGACTCCAGTTAATTTTGACAGGGACAATAACAATCCCGATTTCACTAGACAAGATGTTTCTCTGGATAATACGTCAGAATCTTTCGATATGACATAAATAAAACTGTAGAAAAAACCCCCTACTATGGCTAAGCAGAATGTAAACGTCGGTTTATCGGCAAATGATGGTACAGGAGATACCCTCAGAGACGGTGCTATAAAAGTTAATAATGTAATTAACGAGTTATACACCCAACTTGGTGATAATACTAACTTGCAAGTTAGTGTTGGATCACCGTCAACAAACCAAGTCCTTAAATGGAATGGATCAGTATTTACAGAAGGAGACCTGGCATCATCTAATTTGACTGATGTTGACTTGACTGGTATTGGTAATGGTCAAGTATTGAAATGGAATACAGCAAACTCAAGATTCCAACCTGGTGATGACCTACAAGGTAGTGGTGGCGGTGGGGGCAATGCCATTACTAACTTGACTAACAATGGTTCTAATAACGTTGTTATATCAACTCACTTTCTGCCAAACACCGATAACACATATGACTTAGGTAGCACTTCACTTAAGTTTAGGGATTTATATCTATCCAGTTCTACTATTTGGATGGATGATACAGGTATTTCTATAGGATCTGATCAAGAAGTTACCCGTAGAAAAAGAAAAGAACATAATGTTCACGACATAGACACAGGTGCTACCCGTACTATCACATCTAAATTAGCGTCAGAAAACTCTACAGAAGAAGAGAGTCTTCGTTTACGTTTTAGTGTGATGAAGGTAGGAACACCTTTAGAAATTGAAGATCTTAATGGTAATAAAGTTGAAGTAACATTCGCTTCATTTACTGCTGAGGCAGGTGCTACTCGTGGTACAGTTACAGTTAGTGCTACAGGAACTGCTAACCAAACAACAGAATTAGTAACATCTAGCAATATTAAGATTTCATCTAAAAATAAATTACTTAGTGAACAAGAAGATGGAGATGTAGATATTGGTGCACAGAAACTAAAGTTTGGTTTTGGTGAATTAACATTTGATTCTGATGGTATTCTTGAACTTCCTGCTTCAAGTTCT